ATGTTTTGTCTAATAATGCTCCCCGTAATAATCTCAACCCCAACGTTCGTGCTTTACTTGCTAAAATGGGGGACATACCTATTGTTCAAATCAATGTTCGTCGTGACCCAGTCAGTAGTGGGCTTACTACTGCTTTAAACGTGATTTCTTTGGGTAAGTGGGACGAAGTTACTAACAAGTATGGTTACGATAAGTTCTTCCATTTGGGCTTGGAGTGTGTGTTAGATGATGCTCCACGTCATACCTATATCACGATTGAAAAGAATGCCGTTATTGAAGTTCGTCCATCCTCTCCATCAAATGAAAATACAGAGCGAATAGCTGTTCCCTTACAAACTGCTCGTAATCCACCCGTTACTTTGAATAAATTACTTAACGGTGCGAAGGCAATTATGGGAAAGAACTTTCTCTACTATGATGCGTTTAAATGTAATTGTCAAGACTTTGTATCGGGTCTTCTTAGAGGAAGTGGATTAGGCAATCAAGAGATCTTTGAGTTCGTTAAACAACCTATCAATCAAGTAGCAGAAGAAATCCCCAGTTGGACGGGAAAGATTAGTAGAGCTTTGACGGATTTGGGAGGGATTTATGATACTGTTCGATACGGACAAGGACGTAGTAAGCCAATGAGTGCGTTTGCGAAGCAATTGAAAGAGTGTGGAGTGAATCCGATTGATTATTTAGCCATCGCTAAGAAGAACGCTCATGCCGAAGGCTTAGCAGATAATATGTTGTCGTTCAGCACAGATGAGAAGCACAAACTACAGATTCCTAATTGTGACGGTAAGATAATTCGGTTTGGTGCGGTAGGATTGAACGATTATATTTTGTATTCAATGATGAATGACCCCGAAAAGGAACAGCACCGTTCATCGTATAGAAAGAGGGCGATGAAAATCCGTGGTGATTGGAAGTCTGACCCTTATTCTGCGAATTCATTAGCTGTGAGTGTGCTTTGGAGATGAGTATGCGATCCTTAATAGTAGCAATCGTATCAGTAAGATTATTCATTTATATACTTTATGGTAAAGTATATAAAATAATATATAACATACATTCGGGAAAGATTGAAAACGGGGGGGACGGGGATTTATGTCAGACTTTCTCTATAGATCAATCTCATATAGAAAACTGTTGAGTAATAATCCCGTCCCCCCCGTTTTTTAAAAAGATTGAAGGATTTAGAGTTTGAGAACAGCCCAGCCCACATTTTTTGCCGCTACAGTAGGGGCGGCATTTGCTTTAATAGTAAATGAGCCAGCCGTAACAACATCTACATCAAATGATGTAGCAGTAGCATTAACAGCACCAAGACCCCAGCAAACAACAACAGAAGTAGCAGTAAGACCAACCACATTTACGACAACATTATCAGAAAGAAGAGCAATTGTAGCAGTGCCTTGACTATAGGGAGAAACTGGAACAACGGGAGGAGTGCCAGAGAAAAAAGCTGAAGCACTCATATTTCTTATATTATACATTTAGATAATATTTTTGGATTACATCAATCGTGAAGACAAAGAACGCTTACCACCACTTCCCGCACCCGTGCCGTATCCGACCGTATCCAAACCAGATTTCACCTTACCCAAAAAGCCAGACTCGGGCAACAGATTCTTAACACCGGAAACAATGGGTTTCGTGGAGTTGTAGATGTCCTTTGCCTTTGAAAGAATATTGCCGAGCGAAGCAAATGAAAAGCCACCAACCATTCGGTCTAACTCGGAGCGAACACCCATAGGAGCCAAAGGAGCGGAGATAATGTCTTGTTCGGACAAGACGCCCTTGATGATACGGGAAGAACCACGGATGGATTCAAAAAATCCACTATTAGCGGTAATAACGTATAACTGAGGAGTCTGATTGACATCGGAGGTGTTCTTCACTTGAAGGTTAAACTGGAGAGTGAAGTTTCCTACCAATGACGGGGCTTGTCCCGATTGTAGGGTGATGTCTTGAGAGGGTTTCAAAACGAGGATTGAGCCAATGAGGGGAACGATTTGTCCTTGCTGACGAGCAGAATAAGACCCAATGGCTGGGTATGAGCCGGCAGAGGAATGGGCTTGACCGATAAAGTTAGACCAATCCATATCCAAACCGTTCTTAACTGACATATTGAATAATTGTTCCGTAGAGAAAGAGCTTAAAAGACCACTAAAATTATCAAAATTCACACTTAGGGGGTTGGTTATACCGTCTAAGGTAGTTGCTAGGGGCAAATACCAATCCGCATCATTCGCCAAAACAGTAGAAGGCTTAGCATAAATAATGAGGAGGTCTGGGATGGCGGGGAGTGTGATTGTTTGGGAGATAATCTGACCGACAGCACCGGGAGCAATAACACCGTTTTGGTATTGAGTAATATACCGAGGAAATTCCATGTAGGGGACTACCGACTTAGGGGGAAGAGGAATTTCTAAGCTGGGGGTCAAAAATTGGACGTTTAGTTGGGATTGTGCGAAAACATTACCACCATTTGCGAGATTGTTGTAAGCAATATTAGACAAAGTGCGACCAGCACGAGCCGTTGAACGAATTACTCTCGCTGGGGAGGACTGAAGGTTCATAATAAGTTGAATATTATTGAGTCCAAAATAAGCAGTATCCCATTCATATTCATCACTAAAGACGAAGGGAGACAATACAACGGGTTCAGTGGAACGCCAACGAAAGTAAATGACGTTCGCCAAAACGTTCAACGCACCACCGACTGGACCAGCAACTGGAATACCGTTCGCACAAGAATAAGTAGCACCAGCGAAGGCAATCGTTCCAGCACCACCAGCGGGGACGTTCGGAAGAGGAGCACCCGTTGAGTCAGTGAAAACCAATTGTGCGAAAGCACCGTTATTGACATTGTCATACATCACTGTGCCGTCATAGGCTTGGAGGGGGTTGCCGAGACAGCCAAAAGCATCGTTGTAGTTGGCGAATTTATCCAACTGAGAGGGGGCAGTGCGAACCATACGATTACGCTTACGATCGCACAAACGAAGAATGGGATTTAAGACATCTTGACTATTTATTACTGAAGTTGTATCGTTAATGGTGGAAGAAATGGTGGAGCAAAGCTGGTTCAAAGGGAGAGGAGCCAGAGCGAAATCCAGACCGGGGACAAGAATTGACTGACCAGCATTGTAGGCAACAGATGAAGTAGAAGTCATAGACATAAAAACGGTGGAAGACCAAAGAATTCGTCTATCAACAAAAACATTCTCCGATGGGACATAAATATTATACGTGTGCTGGGAAGAAGTCGCCGCGATTGCGTTAAACGGGGCATTAGTGAGGGATAAAGCACCCTTCTCGACGGCGAATTTGGGCCTCGACTGGACTATACGTGAGTCAAACACAGCTAATTTCTCAATATCAGCCGACATCTATCTTATAGTATCTATTTAGAAATTAATTATGTGTTAATCACAACCGGAGATAGTGCCTTTAAGGTTGGTTCGCGATCACATCTTTCCCTTCTTGCGAAACATTAATTTAATACCCACCGATGATAAATTATACATATTTACGGGGTATAATTGACCGTCTAATCGATTCTTCCAAAAGACACTAATGTCAATGTTACGTAGCTCTTGCTTAGAAGGAGTGAAAGATGACATTCTATACTCAGCCGAAGGAGCATAATAGATGAAAGAACGATATAAGTCCGCACCACCGGGCTGAAGATCCAGAGCAATATCAGTAATGATAGGTTCAAAAGCAGAACCCGTTGTAGGTGCTGAATTACCGATATTTGAGCTTCCCAATATATTAGGAGCAGAGTTTGCCTCTGTTTTGATAGGAAGAAGTGACGTAGTAAATACAATAGAAGCAACTGGCGACCAAATCGTAGCGACTGACTTATAATCTTGCTCCGTAAGCCAATACACTTTCTGAGCTATTTGTGGGACATATCCCAATGGAGCTGCTCCTACATAAGGTGAAATGCGGTAATCAGCTACATTCGAATAAAAGTTATTACTAACTGTTATTTCATAGACATAAGATTCTGGAACGCCGAGTGGAAAAGCTAATAGAGTAATACCATCGTATGTTACTCCTAAACTATTAGGAACATTTGGATAGTTCCAGTAAATTGTAGCAAAATTGGCGAACAAACCAGCCATATTTGTGTTAAAGAATAAACGCTCTGAGGGAGGGGTTTGAGATCCAGCCGTTCCAGCCACATATGCCGTTGGAGAAAATGCTAATAGACGTTGTCCGTAGCCATCTGAATCCATATAGAGAGTAAAACGTTGTGTCGTTTGATTGTATATCATTTGTGGTGTTTGAACGGCTGCTTGAAACGACGCAAATGTAGGAAAGGGAAATGGGTCAGTTAATCCCACAGTTGCGAGCCAAACTGCTTGAAAAGCTGTATATAGGGTTTGATGGGCTACTAAGAGTGTTCCGTTAATCAGATTCACAAAATGCTGATAGGTAAGCACCCAATAATACCGACTACTAAGGTCTTGAGATGTAGTGGGCGGACGAGGGGTTGGAGCGATGATAGGATTTTGGACTTCGGGGATATAGATTAAAAATGTAGCTGGAGGAGCGATATTAAATGCTCTTAGCCCTAAATTCGTATTCCACGATTGCTGATAGGTCAGAGCAACAGAATACGTTGTTAGATTGACATTTGATTGTCCGACCAAAATATTAGGAATAAAAAGAGGTAAATCACGATTCGCACCATTCATCGTAAATCGTATAATGGAGAACTCGTATTCAGACGCATCTCTTAACAATGCCGTATCACGAGTTTCATTGAATCGAATTTGAGGGTCTTGGAACGCCGTTAAATTACTTACAGCATTAGCTGTAACACCCAAATCTTTCGTATTGTTATTAATAATGTCGCAATTATAATACAGATAATCGGGCTGATACGCACCACCACCTACTGATTCAAATGCTCCACGATTATAAGCCATATTCTATATTAGGTCTATAGATTATTTGCGTATCTTATTATATATCACACCAGATACGAAGTTGTCTGCTGACAAGCCACTGGATTCAATAATCTTATTGTATTTTTCTAATGAATAGGGTTCATAAAGTAGCCGAACGCAACAGTGCTTTCCACAAGAACTTACATTAGGTGAATCCTTTTGAAACTGGTGATGGTTGTAAAATACTGGCTTACCACTCGCACGTAGTAAGCGTGTTAGATCTGGTCTTTCAATATCTAACATTTCTAATCGCCCCTTAGACATTCCACCCTTCTGAGTAGTATCCGGGGCTTCCCCATAACTATCAAAGAATTCTATACTATCGGGTCTATTTATCAAACACGTCCAATGACCGCTCGTAGGACTTACATTAGGGAATAAGAGAATAGCACGACCCTTTTTATCAAACATTTCCTCCGCATTCTCCAGTCCTTTCAGTTGTGGGTAGTTCCAAATCTTAATGTCATTACCCAATACGGCTCTAATATCATCATCACTTAATGGGTATTCTTTTATCTTTGCGATAGTTTTCTTACTCATTTTCTATGTATGATGTAGAAAGAATGTCATTCGCTATTTGGAGTCCATACACTACCTACAGTATTAATGATACAGTTGAATACGTTAGTTTTACTTACTCAGCACTATCTGTTAATACCAATAAAATTCCGACAGACTTCCCATTAGTGTGGAAGTTTCGTGGTTCAGCCTCTGGTGGTGGGACGGTCACGAACCCTTTGACCTCTGATTTAGTCGCTACTGGATTCACCGTCCTTAATCAAAGTGGGAACGCACCAGAGGAACACAGTATCCGCCTCAGTGGGTCAAAAGTATTTAATATTGTCACAACCGAACTAACACAGTTATTTACAGTGGATGCGAACTCAAATGTATCAGTTGGTGCGACTGGAAATGTTGCTACTTTAGCAGTGGGTAATGCTTCTTCTGCGGAAAGCAATACAGTAGTATCCGTCCAAGATATATATGGACTTGCGGAATTAACAGCAAGTGCGATGTCTTTCACTTATGGTGGCTCTCAGTCACTTACTCTTCTAAATATCTTCACACCACAGATTAATTTAACAGATGCTACTGGTCATTACACGGTTAATTTGAGTAGTGGAAATGATGATTCAACAAGTGGTCTAACAATAATAACACCAGTTTATGAGGCAAACTATACGAATAGTGAGATGAGAATTACAGCAATTAGTTCCCCCCCTCTGAGGCAAGTAATTATAAATCCAAACAGTATTCTTATAACAAATGGTGTGGTTGCGACTACCATTACAGAGACAAGTGTAACCTCTGCGAGTTTTGTAGGGACGGCTTCAACTGCTGACGCAATTACAGCAACAGCAACGAATGGTTCGGCAGTTCATTACCCAACTTTCGTGAATAGTGCGGGTGCTTCTAAATCAGTTCAAATAGATAATGGTCTTACTCCTCTTACGTATGTCCCATCAACTGGTGTTTTTACCGCAACTTCCTTTGTAGGGGCTTTAACGGGCAATTCTGACACTTCTACGAGAGCAACTAACATTGCGGGTGGTTTAGGTGGTTCCATCCCCTATCAAACGGCAGTAAATGCTACATCACTTCTCGCCAACGGAACTGCGGGACAAGTCCTTACTTCAAACGGAACGACTCTCGCTCCCTCGTGGGGTGCTCCCGTTGGTATGGTTAAAGTAGGAACGGTAAGTGTGGCGATTGTTGGTTCGGCTTCCGCACAGAATCTTTCCTTTACGAGTCTCTTCACATCCGCATACAGAAATTACAAGATTATCTTACGACCCACCACGCAAGTATCGTTCAGTGCGTATCCATCCTATTCTCTTCAAGCGTATCTGGGAACGAGTGTTCCCACAACTGCCTCCCTATCTGGTTTTGAATTAAATACTACATCTACTGTCGTGGTGACTCCTATTTATACTGCGAGCGGTACAATTTCTTCCGCTCCTCTGATATTTGCGGTGTCTTGTATTACGAATAGAGAAAACCAGTTTGATATTTCTAATGTAGGATACGCAGTTACACAATCACAACAAGTGACGTTGATGTGTAAATCAGTGTATAATAATCCCGGCGTCAGCACGGGCACAAGTGATAGAACGATTAATAGCACTGCTCTATCTGGTTGTATGATTACTGGGTTGGTGATACAACAAACAGCACTTGGTGTAGGTAATAACTTTACTCTGGAGGCTTCTGTGTATGGATACACGTAAGTCGCTCTTGTAAGCGTGCTTCTACTTTGACAATCAGAGATTTGAGATGGGCGAGTTTTTGTTGGAGTTCTTGGGTATGTTCCAATGAAGATTTAACGGGTGGTTCCTCGGCCTCGGAGCGTTTAGCACGACGTTTCGGCATTTGATACTACTATACAGTATATTATCAACTATGATTCGTGGTGGGATTTGCGGGTGCTGTGGGGGGGATAATAGACAGCTCAACAACGGCGGAGGCATCTGTCTTAGTAGGACTCTCTCTATCAACTACTTCTATTTGTATTATCCTATCGTGGCATCCCGAGCGTAGGTAGTATCGCTGAGCTATTTTATAAACTATGTAAAAACCAATACTTACAGCTGAGCTTATCAACGTTTGATTCGTATCCATTACTACTATAGTAGATAATTTGGTGGGAGATCGGCAAGAACGGTTTGATCCATCTTAAGTATTCCTACGAGCCACGATAGGTCATCGTCGGAGGTTGCTTCAGCTTCGCTGAGTGGGAAGGCTCTACGATAATCATTACGTGCTTTTTCTAATATTCCAAGTATATTTTTAGAATCAAAATAACGACTTAATAGTGAATAGAAATCTTCACTTTTAAGTTGAGGGGGATATGAGTTTTCTCTGACAAGTTGTTCCATCCATCGGTCAAACCAGTAGCATCCCGTAGCATCAACACGCTTCACAGCAACGATGCGTTTGAGTTCTCCTTTAGAGATGATAGGTTTGTCCTTTTTAAAGAGTAATGCTTGTTCTTTTTCTGCTTCTATTTCTTTTTTGGACTTCATTACTATAGTATTAGATTATCAAAAAATAATACGATACTATTTATTATGAATTGGGGTTAATTCGAGTCTGAGTCTGAGTCTGAATCATTTGATGATTGACCGGTAGTTTTTTTTTTGAAGTAGGTTAAAAAATAATTTACCAGCTTAAAACATTTTCTCCGGTATTAATATAAATGGCCTACCCTCTCGAACACACGATCAAAGTCGAACAAATCTACAATAAGAACTCTCTCGGTTTCTTATGGGCTAAACGGGACTCACTCGATCCGGGTCAGAGAGCATTGTTAGATTCCCTATACAAAGGACGGACTAAGAAATCTCTCTTAGGTGTATTCTCTACTGAATATACCCTCTCCAGCACTGGGGCTGGTAAGTTGGGATTCGGACGCGTCTATGGAGCGAAGGGTTCGATGGAAAAATTAGAACGCGAATGTCGTGGAACACTTTGTAGTGAATTTTACTACGACATCGATGTGTGTAACGCTCATCCAGTCATTGCGTTTCAGTTCGCTAAATATAGATACAATATGGATTTGACCGAAGTTGAAAAATACTGTGACAACCGCGATGAGTATTTAAAATTAATCTCTGACAACAAAGATGAAGCTAAGACCGCTATAATTTCTGTTCTGTATGGTGGTAAAAATGAATTTCATTTCTTAAACGCATTCTGTGAGGATATTAAGAAATTAACTAAGAGTGCTATGACAGATGATGATTACAAAGATTTATTAGCATATGTTAGAAAATGCGACAAAAATATTTATGGAACGTTCTTATCTTATATTTTACAGACTGAAGAACGACGTGTTATGATGTCTATGAGAGATACTCTTATGAATGAAGGATGGTCTGTTGATGTATTAGCGTATGACGGAGTTATGATTCGAAAAGACCCAAATAAAAAATTCGATGACCCATTACTAAAAAAAGTTGAAGACATTGTATTCCAACAGACAAATTACAAGATTAAGCTTATCAATAAACCAATGGAATCCTACGATGTTCCCAAAGAAGACGTTGAAATCTCCCCAAAAGTAACACAAACGCAATACAACGAACGCAAAATGTTATTTGAAGAACATCATTTCTATTTTGAACCGACGAATACTATCGCAGAGATCCGAGGTTCTGAACTGTGTTTTTACGAAAAAGAACATGCTAAAATCGCTAAGTGTGTATTTAATTTTAAGCACGGAAATTTTTTGAACGATCAGACGTGTTTTATTGATTTATGGTTGAAGGATTCTACTAAACGCACGATTAACCGACTCGACCAAAAACCATCAGACGATCCTCATGTGTATTCGACTCCTCTCCTTTTTAAGTATAATCAATCAGTCGAATCCGATGAAAAGGCGATCGAGCAGTTTATCGATCTGGTAAATGTTCTCAGTAATCATTCGAAACCAATCGCGACGTATCTGACCTCTTGGATCGCTCATTTAATACAGAAGCCCTTTGAAAATCCGGGAACTGCTATTATTCTAACGGGCGGTAAAGGTTGTGGTAAAGACACATTAGGTGATTTTATATCTGAATGCTTACTCGGTCGATCGTATTCTCACAACTACACCTCTACACGTCAGTTTTGGGACAAACACGACACGGATCGTCTTAATAAATTATTCATCAAGCTCGAAGAAGCTGAGGGCTACACCAACAAAAAGCATATCGGTGAGTTGAAGGCACGTATTACATCACATTCTAACACAGTAAATCCTAAATGTATGAAATCCATCACATCGTCGAATTACAACCGGTATTTTATGACAACAAATGAGGGTCAGCCCGTTAAGAGTGAGGTCGGTGAAAGACGCTTCAATACATTTGCGTGTAGTAACGAATGGATTGGTGATCACAGTAGATGGGAGTCTATCCGTTCTGTTATGTTTTCACCAGCTGGTGCTAAAGCAGTAGGTGACTGGCTAATGACATTAGACATTAGTAATTTTAGCACAAAGGTTCTACCAGAGAATGAATACCAAGAGATGGCGATTCAATCTGATCGTGGATCTGAGGATTTATTTATCGAGTCGTTAGACACTGGAAGACAGTTTGGTGGAGTCGAATTATACCGTCTTTACCACGAGTATTGCGAGTCGAAGAAGTTAGAAAAGATTGAAACAAATACAATGTTTGGAAGAGCGTTGTTAGTGCTTATTCGTGATGGTAAATTGAGTAAGAAACATACCAGAACGGGTGCGATGTATGAGAAGAAATAGACCCCCCTAAAAAACCGTCTTGGCGTGGGTTATGATGGGTATGATGGATATGACTGGTTTAACCCAACATTCAACTTTCATTGAAGAATAGTGTGTCATATACCGGTCAATGACCGGTATTTATTCCTATGGTCTCCCAGCGATCTATATTTATACCCATCAACCCATCATATATTATTATTATATAGATAAAGTATATAATAATAGTATAGAAAGTAATAGTAAAATGGATAATTTTGAGAATGAAGGGTTTATGAGAGAACCCGTAATAATCCCCTATAAATCCGTCATATTATGATGGGTCGCCCACGAGGATGGCTTTTCTGGGGGGCGTTTTCACCGGTTTTACCGATCTGTAGATTCTACAAAAAAAAGCGAAGGGTGCGATGTATGAGAAGAAATAGACCCCCCTAAAAAACCGTCATCGCGTGGGGGGTTGTGTAGGCTGTGTAGGGTTCAACCCTACATTCAACTTTCATTGAAGAATAGTGTGTCATATACCGGTCA